GTAGACCAAATTAAAGGATATATTGAAAATGAGCCTATTGCTGGAACAGAATTAAATAGAATCTAAAAAATAAAAAATAAAAGTTATGAAATTAACAGCAGAAGAAATCCAAAACAATTGGACTGATTTAGAAGAAACTATTAAATCATATATTAGTGAACCACGTCGTTCACAATTACTTGATTTTTATTCTCAATATGCAGAACGCATTATGATGATGCCTGCTTCATATAAAAAAGAGTATCACAACGCTTTTCCTGGAGGATATGTTGATCATATTTTACGAGTAGTAGATTGTGCGCTTAAATTAAATGATGTTTGGGCTGAAATGGGAGTAGATGCTTTTACATATACTAAAGAAGAATTAGTATTTGCTGCTTTAAATCATGATTTAGGTAAAATGGGTGATGAAGAGAATGAATCGTACGTTCCTCAAACTGATCAATGGCGTAAAGATAAACTTGGTGAAGATTATACTTTTAACACCAAATTAGCATTTGCATCCGTACCAGATAGAGGACTATATTTACTTCAACAACATGGTATTAAATATTCATTTAATGAAATGATTGCTATTCAAACTCATGACGGATTATATGATGATGGTAATAAAAAATATCTAATGGCTTGGTCTCCTGAGCAACGTCCTCGTACAGCCTTACCTTTTATCGTTCATCAAGCCGATTTAATGGCATCTCGTATTGAGTTTGAGCGTGAGTGGTTACCTAAATTTAAAGAAAATACTTCAAAAAACTTCAAACTAGATTCTACTTCTGAAAAGAAAGTACCTATTAAAACTAAAGCATTAGGAACAGTTAAAAGTCAAGGTTTGATGGATATGTTAAATAATTTATGATAGTAATAATAATTATATTAAGTTTACTTCTGGCAACATCATTGTATGTTGCTAGAAATTTGCTTTTAAAAAATGAAAAAGCAGAAGATCTAATAATCACATATGAAAATCATATTGTAAATTTAGGTCAACTTATTTCTCAAGCAGATGAAAAAATAAAAGAAATCGATGCTAAAGGGTTATTTGATAGTGATGATGAAATTGGATGGTTTTTTACTCATATTAAATCTATTCAAAACGATATGAACAACTTTAATCCTAATAAATAATGAGTTTATTATCTGGAATTGAAAAAAAACCTAAAAAAAGTGGAGTATACTTTACTCAAGAAACTGAAAACGCTATTGTACTATATAATACTACTTTAGATTCTGAAATAAGAAGTAAAATATACCAAAATGAAATCCATTATGCTTTCTTTAAACTAACAGAAAACATTATTCATACTTTTAAATTTTATTATACTGAAGTAGATAATATTGAGGATTTACAACATGAGGTAATAACATTTTTACTCTCCAAAATACACCTATTCAACCCAGAAAGAGGAGCTAAAGCATATTCTTATTTTGGTACCATTGCTAAGCGTTATCTTATTTTATATAATACTAAAAATTATAAAAAACGTGTAGATTCAGTCCCTGTAGAAGATTTAGAGCAAGATGAATCATATTCTTATTCTATTGATGATACTCTAAAAAATGAATTTTTATCAAATTATATAGATGAATTTGTAGTTTATTGTAGTAGTAACATATATGAACTTTTTCCTAAAGATCAAGATGCTCAAATAGCAGATGCAATTTTAGAATTATTTCGTAAACGTGAAAATATAGATATTTTTAATAAAAAAGCATTATACATTTATATAAGAGAAATGATAGATGCTAAAACTCCTAAAATTACTAAGATAGCAAATCAATTATATTCTATATTCAAACGCGGATATATTCATCATCTTGAAAATGGATATGTAAAATTCTAATTATACTTCATATTTATATAAAAAATATATATATTATGAGTGCATTAGAAAACATAGTTTTTGGAGATAAAAAATTCTCAGACATACTAGAAGAAATATATAATAATCAAAGAAAAAAAGAAAAACAAATTTCTGCTCTTATTAATGAGCTTAAACCTTTGATTAATGAAATAGGTGATGCTACTCTGGTTGTTCCTCTTATTAAAGAATACATGGAAATAGGAGTTAAAAATGATGAACAACTAATTAAAATGGCTACCATTGTTCAACGAGCATTACAAGCTAATGTTACTGCAGGCGGTGATGGATTTACAATTTCTGAAGAAGAAAAAGCCCAACTATTAGCAGAATTAAATAAATTTGATCCTAAATCTGAAAAATAATGCCAGTACCTAGATTTGGTAATACAGCCAATGTACGAAATGTTACTCCATCATCAACTTTTAATACTGGGGGTAACATTGGTGGTATGTCTCCCCAATCTCAATTTTCTATAATATCTGGGAGAGTAAAAAACATTATTTTATCTAATGAGGGAGATGGATTTTTAGACCATCAGCAGTGGAATTCTATAGGGATGATATATTTTGAAAATGTAACTCAACCTTCAACAAATGCTGCAACTTCAAATGCTCAAGCACTTCCATTATTTTCAAATAATAAACAATATCCATTAGTAGGGGAAATAGTACCTATAATTCAATTAGCAGATAATACCATAACCTCCGATGAAACTTCGGTAGCATATTATTACTTACCCCCTATAAACTTATGGAATAATAATAATAATAACTGGTTACCATCTCCTAAAGTAACATTAAATGGTAATAAAAGATCTTATTTAGAAGTAGAAGCTGGAGCCCCAGTAAACAATATATCTCCAAATCAATTCCAAAATATTGAAAGTGATAATCCTGATTTTCCTACTAAAAATGTTTCCCCATTAGCTCCATATTCTGGGGATATAATATTTGAGGGTAGATGGGGTAATTCTATTAGATTTACTTCAACTGCAACTTCATCACTTAACCCATGGTCTGTTGAAACAATCAATGCCGGAGATCCTATTATTCTTATTAGAAATGGACAAAGTACTCCTAATTTAGCACCAAGTCCTTCTTTTATTCCGGTAAATGAAAATATTAATAATGATAATTCATCTATTTACTTAACTTCAACTCAAGTAATTAATTTAGATTTAGCATCTACTTCTCAAAACTCTTTTAAAAATACATTTCCTCCTATTACTGGTAGAGCATTTAATAAACCCCAACTAATATTCAATTCTGATAGAATTACATTAAATTCAAAAACAGACTCTATTATTCTTTCAGCAGCTAACCCAATCCATTTAACTTCTCAAAAATCAGTTAATATTGAAGCCACTAAAGAAATTGTAATAAATTCTCCAAAATTATACTTAGGACAAACAAGTGGAGCTGAAGCTGATATTATTAATTATAATAATCCTATTCAAAGTGCAGTTAAAGGAGAAGAACTTACCCAATTACTATCAGATATTATTTTTATTTTAAACGGTATTCAAACTGGACTTGAAGGAGCAGTTTATATTACTCCTGCTGGAACCCCAGCTCCTATAAATTCTTTAGTACAAGCCGCAGGATTAATTTCTACTAAAATTGATAGTATAAATTCTGCGTTAGGTAATAATAGAATCCTTTCAAAAAATGTAAAACTTAGTTAAACATTTAGTAAAATTAAAATAATACAATGGCAGATATATTATATGTAATACAAGGTACAGTTATTGATGGTTCTAATGGAGCTAATATTGGGGGGGTAACCGTTACTATTAAATACCAAAGTAATGAATCTAGCACTAAAAGTGACCCCTCAGGCCAATTTGTATTTGATTCTAATACAACACCCTTTATTAAAGGTGTAGATAACTCTTTAATAACATTAACTTTTACTAAAGATAACTTTAAACCTTTTACTCTAACTCCTCTCCCTCCCCCTACTATTCCAGCCTTTGAAACAATTCCTGATGTTGTAGGTCCTAATAGAGTAACTCTTCCGGATGACGATATTCAATATGTTTATAAAGTAGGAGATAAAGAATTTAAAAGTATAAGTAATAGTAAAGCTAAAATTCTAGCTGATAATTATCGGAATGAGATAATAGAATCTCAAAAGGAAAATCAAACTAAACAAACAACTGATTTATCTGATGAAGAGGCAATACAAATAGAAGAAGATATAGTAGCTACTCCACCACCTCAAGCTCCTAAAACAATTACTATTAAAGGTAAAATAACAGACTCCTCAGGTTCTCCTATCCCTAATACTTCTATTAAATACGCAATTTCCCCAGAAATTATCTTCTCAGAAAAAGAAAAACAACCTATTGAATTTGAAAATGAAAAAGGCGATGATTTTTTATATAAAAAAGATGGAGATAAATTTTACTTTAAAGGAAAACCAAATACCAAAACATCAAAAGCATACCCAGATTTCGTTGAACAAACAAAAGACATAGGAATAGCTGCTATAAAATTAGTATATGGAGAATATAAAATTAAAGAAATTGAAAAAATAAAAAAAGATTCACCAACAGTATCCTCTCTAGAAACCCAATCCACTCCTCAAGGAGAATATGAACTTAAAATTGAATCTACTAATTTTAGTCCTTTAGGTCAAGTATCATATAATTTAGATAATTATCAATCTGAAACTAAATCAAATTTAACAATTAACAATAATGGAACATATGTTTTAAACATAACTCTAATTCCTCTAGCAGATAGTGTAGAAACTCAATCAAAACAAGCTGAAAATGAAATTCAAAAACAAGAACTTAAAGATTTAAAAGCTAATATTAAAGCAGAGATTCCTACTGAAGAACAATTAAGAAAATTATTAGAACAAAAGAAAAAAACTATAATTCAAATTTTAATACCTACTTTAATTGCTCTTTTATTGGCATTTGGAATGAATGCAATATCTAATGCATTATCTACAAAATGTCCTAGACCATCTTTTCTTAAAAAAATTATTAAAATTCGAAATAATTCTGCTGCTACTTTAAATGGTATATATAATGCTATTAAAATAGCTAATATTACACTTGCTGGAACTCAAATTTTACTAACATCAATCCAAATTGGGATTAATATCGCAGAAGCTAATCCTTACCCAACTCCTTCTAAAATAGCTTCTATATTAATAGAAAATAAATCTAGAGTAAGAACCTTATTAGGAATCAACACTGCAATACTTTTTACAATATCTGGTTTAGGAATATATTTGGGAGTTATTAAAAAATACATGGATAAACTTGATACTTTAATTCAACGTTGTTCTGAAGAAGATCAAATACCATTTACAGAAATAAATGATACAATTAATTTACAATCTTCTCCACCACAATCCACAGATGTGAATATATATAAGGGATTTACTTATGAAGTAGTATTAGATTTAAGTAATAACTCTCCATACCCTAAAAGATATGCTCAAGCTTTAAATAAACAAGGTGTTCCTGTTTTAAGAACAGAATCATCATTTGCCTCAGATGCAAAAGTATTAGTAGATCAATTAAAATTTATTATAGATTCAAATCCAAATTTAACAGCCGAATAATTATATATTTATAACCATATGAAAACAGATTTTTTAAAAAAACTAATTAAAGAAGCAGTACGTGAAGCAATTCAAGAAGAATTAAAAGATATTCTACTTGAAGCAGTTAAATCACCTAAAACAATAGTAAAAGAAACATATACTCCTGCTTACCAAACCTCAGCTGGAACTACAACTATTGAGCCTTCCCCATCAATAAACCATACTTTTAAACGTAATTTAAGAGATATGGTTGGTGGAGAATTTGGTACTATTTCTGCAACATCTGCAAACGCTCAACCATCATACTCTCCACCACCGATAAGCACAGTAGGTGAAGGAACAAGTTTACCTGGTGGGGAAGTAAGTTTAGACCAAATAATGGGTTTAATGAAGTAAAATGGCTATAAGAATACCAAATAAAAATCCTTTAGATTTATCTAAAAGAATAGCTATTGGAGTGGCTATTCCTTTTAATCAATCTGCTGTATTTAGATCTACATACTCAACTACAGATCAAATAAAATCTAACCTTATTAATTATATTTTAACTAATAAAGGTGAAAGAATATTTAATTTAAATTTTGGAAGTAGTATTAGACAAACTTTGTTTGAAAATATAAATGAGGATACTCTTTTTTCATTACAATCTAATATCACTGAAGATATTAAACGTAACTTTCCCTCAATAAAAATACTTCAATTATCACTCACTCCCGACTTTGATAAGAATACAATTAATATGACATTATCGTATTCTATATATAATGGACCTGCTGATCTTGTACAAATAATTCTCTGATATGCCTACTAACGAAAATAGAAATATATCTTATTTAAATAAAAACTTTACAGATTTTAGAAACTCTCTTGTAGACTTTACTAAAACCTACTTCCCAGAAACATATAACGATTTCACTCCATCTTCCCCAGGAATGATGTTTATGGAAATGTCTTCATATGTAGGAGATGTTTTATCGTTTTATTTAGATAATCAAATTCAAGAGAATTTTTTACAATATGCTAAACAACAAAATAATGTTTATTCATTAGCATACATGCTTGGGTATACTCCCAAAATCACATCAGCTGCTACTGTAGATATAGATATATATCAACAAGTTCCTTCTATTATAAGTGGTTCTACATCTATTCCTGATTATTCATATGCTGTAAAAATATTAGAAAATACTCAAGTTACTTCTACTTCGGTTCCATCTTCCCCTACATTCCTTATCCAGGATATGGTAGATTTCTCTTTTTCTAGTTCACAAGATCCTACTACAGTAAATGTTTATCAATCTACATCAGGTACTGTAGATTATTTTTTATTAAAAAAGACTCGTAAAGCTATATCAGCAACTATTAAAACTACAACCTTTACCTTTGGATCCCCAATAAAATATCCTACAGTTAATATCTCAGATTCTAATATAATAGGAATATTAGACATAATTGATAGTAATGGAAATGAATGGTATGAAGTACCTTACTTAGCTCAAGAAACTATATTTGATACTATCAAAAACACTAACCCAAATGATCCTAATTTTACAACAGATTCAGGAGATGTTCCTTATTTATTAAGATTAAGAAAAATTCAAAGAAGATTTGTTACTAGATTTACTTCTCCTACTAATTTTCAACTTCAATTTGGTGCAGGTACTTCTCCTTCTAACAATGATGAAGAAATTATTCCTAATCCTGATAATATAGGTTTAGGACTACCATATAAAAGATCATTACTACAAACTGCTTTTGCTCCTGCAAACTTTTTATATACTGATACTTATGGTATTGCTCCATATAACACTACTTTAACTGTAAGATATTTAACTGGGGGTGGATTAGAATCTAATATTAATGGAAATATTTTAAATAGAATTTCTTCTCAAGGTAATATTAAGTTTGTATCTGCTAATTTAGACTCAACTCTATCTTCATATGTACTCAACTCAGTTATAACTAATAATCCTTCGGCTGCTACTGGTGGAAAGAATGGTGATACTTTAGATGAACTTAAACTTAAATCCTCCGTTAATTTTACAACCCAATTAAGAACAATTACCTCAGATGATTATTTAGTACGAGCTTTAAGTCTCCCATCAGAATATGGTACTGTTGCCAAAGCATATATTGAACAAGAAAGAATCCAAAACCTCCTCCCAGGAGAAACACCATCTATATTAGACTTATATGTGTTAACATACGATGCTAATAAAAATCTTCAACAATCTACTCCTGCTTTAAAACAAAATTTAAAAACATACTTATCTCAATATAAAATTATTAATGATTCTGTTAAAATAAAAGATGCATTTGTAATTAATATTGGTATAAATTTTGATATTATAGTTCTCCCTGAATATAACAATAATGAAGTAATATTAAACTGTATAAACAATTTAAAATCATATTTTAATATAGATAATTGGCAAATCAACCAGCCAATAGTATTAAAAAATCTTTATATATTATTAGATAAAGTTGAAGGAGTTCAAACTGTAAAAAATGTAGAAATAGTTTGTAAATCTCAAAACAATACATCTCCTTTATATTCTATATATAATTATGATGTTTCTGGGGCTACTCTTAATGGAGTTGTTTACCCATCATTAGACCCAATGATTTTTGAGGTTAGATTTCTTGATAATGATATTAATGGGCGTGTAGTTTCTTATTAAAATCTACATAATGTCATATTTATAATAAAATAAAATGGCAATTTATAAGATTTTTCCAACTAAGGATACAACTATATATTCATCTTCCCCCAACAAAAACACAGGATTAGATGAAATTATAGAAACTACCCTAGACCCAACTTCAATTACAGGATATGCTGAAGCTAGTAGATTTTTAATCCAATTTTCATCTGATGAAATAACAGATATTATTAATAATAAAATTAATAATTCTACTTGGGATTCATATTTACGTTGTTTTATAGCAAATGTTGATGGGTTAAATCTAGATACAACACTAAAAGTTTATCCTATTTCTCAATCATGGGATATGGGGATAGGAAAATATGTATACTCCCCTGAAGTTACTACTGGAGCAAGTTGGTTATATAGAGATTATCTTGAAGGAAAGTATTGGTTTAATACTTCCTCTACATTCAATCTGAACACAACCGGCTCTGGAAATTCTGATAATTCCGCTTCTAGTTATATAGGAGGAGGAACATGGTATACTAACTATACATCTTCACAATTATTTAATTATTATGGAAGTAAAGATCTATTAATCAATGTAAAAAATATAACAGCAGCATGGTATAGTTCTAGTATTCCTAATAATGGTTTCATTGTTAAACAACAAACCGAATTCCTATCAGCTTCAGTATATAATTCTTCCCTTAAATATTTTTCTAGGGATACTAATACTATATACCCCCCATGCTTAGAATTTAGATGGAGAGATTATACATGGAATACTGGATCCTCAGGATTAACTATTTTAAATACCACCCCAGCAACTATTGCTTTAAATGAAAACCCAGGAATATTTTATCCTGAAAGTATTAACAGATTTAGAATAAATTCTCGCCCAGAATATCCCGTAAGAATATTTTCTACCGCATCGTATTATACTCAAAATTATTATCTTC